AGAACCGCTCAAGTCATTCTGCAACAAAAGCCTGTGTAAGACAAAGGCGTGTGGAATAGGTAGTCATGTTCAGCATGTAGAGATCACTGGCCTGTGCGTGGTCAAGTCTGAGCCGCCCGTGTGGTTCTGTGACGTGGGTGGTCGCCGTGTCGAACTGACAACCGATGACCTGCAAACACCACAGCGTTTTCAGAAAGCCTGTATGGAGCAGATCCATGTCATGCCGCCGATGATGAAGATGGCGGACTGGCAAGAGGTTGTGTCTATGCTGATGGATGGAATGAGCGAGATAGATGTCCCAGAAGAATTGACCTATAAAGGCCAGTTTATGGACCTACTAGAGGCGTTCTGCGATGGTCGGGTACAAGCACAAACCTTTGAGGAGATCGCTCTTGGCAAGCCCTTTACGGATGATGAGGAGGGCATGACATACTTTAAGCTAGAGGCTCTGTTGAAGTTTTTACGCAATCAGAAGTTCGACAGCTATAGCCGTGGACAGATTCAAGAACGTCTGAAGGAATTAAACGACAACGGCACCGCCAATGGTCAAAAAAGTTTTAAAACTACGAAGGGGGACTGGAAGAACGCTCGTGTGTGGTGGGTTCCGTCTTTCAATGCCGAGGTTCAAGTACCGAGTATCAAGGTCGAAAGTGAGGTGCCGTTCTAATGCAGACCACGATCTTCGGCCCCCCAGGTACGGGCAAGACAACTAAACTTATATCCATTGTTAAGCAGGAGCTTGAGGATGGAACAAGGCCAGAGGACATAGCGTTTGTGTCCTTCAGTCGTAAAGCTGCGGACGAAGCGCGGACCCGCGCTGCTTCTGCTTTGAGCATGAACGCAGATCAGATGGTCTGGTTCCGCACTTTACATTCAATGGCTTTTCAATATCTGGGGCTTAACAGTCAACGGGTGTTGAAGGGTGCTGACTTCACGCAACTTGGCAATCTACTGGGCTTAGAATTTTCCTCCAACTCTTCTCTAAGCATGGCAGACGGGCAACTCTTCTCACCGGGCAAGGGTGGGGATGCTTATATGTCCATGATCCAGTTGGCTAGGGTGCGTGGAGTCAGTCTTGAACAGCAGTTCAGTGACACCAACAACAGAAGACTTCACTACCAGCAACTAAAATTAGTTGCAGAAGTCTTGCGCGACTACAAGCGCGACACGGGTAAGCTGGACTTTGTAGATATGATTGAGGACTTTATAGCACAGGGCGAAGGTCCGAGGCTCGAGGTCCTGATTGTCGATGAGGCACAAGACTTGGCTCCGCTACAGTGGCGCATGGTTCATGAAGTGTTGAGGCCACGGGCAAAGCGCATCTATTTTGCAGGGGATGATGACCAGTGCATCTACTCTTGGATGGGTGTGAACGTCCGTGATTTCTTGAACGCATCAGACCATAAGACAGTTTTAGATAAGTCATATCGTCTTCCGCGAAACATCTATAACATTGCGGATGCTCTGGTAAATCGGGTAGTTGTTCGACAGCCGAAAGTATGGTCTCCTGTTAATGAGGCTGGGCATGTTGTCTGGCATCATGACATCATGGACCTTAATCTTAACAGCGGCGAGTGGCTGATCCTTGCTCGAACAAACTACATCGCAAATAAGATTGCAGCAGACCTCAAGGAACAGGGCCACCTGTTCTGGCGTGAAGGTTCTGGTTGGTCCATTTCCCCTAATGTACTAACTGGAATAGAGGTATGGCATAAACTATGCAAAGGTTTGACAGCTACTGCGACAGAACTGAAGACGTTATCTACGTTATTGAAATCGGATATCGTGACCAAATCTGGAAGGAAGAACCTAGCCACCCTCGACAACGAAATTGCCTACGCTCTCGACGACGTAAAAGAGAACTTCTCCACGAGCGACTTGAAAGAGAAGCTATGGCACGAAGTGCTGAAAGTGGCGGAGCGGGAGAGAATATACATTACCTCGGTTCGTCGGCGGGGGGAGAAGATCCTGACGGACAAGCCGAGGATCAAGATATCGACGATCCACAAAGCCAAAGGTGGCGAGGCGGATAACGTCGCCCTCCTCTTAGATTCATCCAGAGCCTGCGCTGAAAGCGAAGATCAGGACGGCGAAGTTCGCACGTTCTACGTTGGCATGACTCGTGCCAAGAAGGCTCTGCACATCATCGAGTCACAATCACAATATGGGTTTGCGTTATGAAAGAATCTCTCAAAGAAAAGTGGTGGGAATTCCACAAAAATAATCCTCATGTATACGAACTATTTGAAAGGTTTACTTTTCAAATTATTCAGGCCGGATTTAAAAACTATTCGGCAAACGCAGTGTTTGAAAGAATACGTTGGCACACAGACATTGAAACAAGGGGTAGTGGTTTCAAACTAAGCAATAATCATCGAGCGTATTATGCAAGGTACTTTCATATCCGCAACCCTGAGTACGATGGGTTTTTTAGAACAAAAGTAACGAGAGAGCATATCAATGACTAAAGACAGAAAATACTTCTTAGACACAGCCGAAGGTTTAATCAACGGTCCGAGGGCCAAAGAGTACGGACCCGCCAAGCTGAACCATCAACGGATAGCCGACATCTGGTCAATCCTGTTGGCAAAGAAGCTGTCGTCTGAGATCACACCAGAGGAAGTAGTGGCTTGTATGGTGGGTCTGAAGCTGGCGAGACTGGCAGAAGACACAAGCAAAGATGATTCGTGGGTAGATATTATCGGGTATGCTGCGCTTGGGGGAGAGATAGTTAACGATGAGACCGTGGAATAAAAGACGCGGCGACTTCGTTCGTCAGCGGATCACAAACAACAACGGTATCGTTCGGTTCATGTTTGAAGAGATGCACCGGCAGAGAATACATGAGTGCGACTTCAGCGAACGTGTGGGCTTTCACCGCGACACGCTACGCAACTGGCGCACACGGTTTCAGCCACGGATCAACGACATAGAAGACTGTCTGGATTTTCTTGGCTACAAGCTGAAGGTTGTAAAGAAGGGTTACGGTGAGGCAAATGAGTGAGTATCAGATGGATATCCTTGACCTAGACATGAGAGACGCGGCGATACAAGGCACAGAAAAGCAGTGGACCCCGCCGTCAAACTTCCCTGACCTGACAATCTACGACAGGATTGCCATTGACTTGGAGACCAGAGACCCGAACATCAAAACTCTGGGGCCAGGATGGTGCCGAGACGATGGGTATATCATTGGCGTAGCTATAGCAGCGGGTGACTTCGTTGGTTACTACCCCATTCGTCATGAGTCCGGTGAGAAATTCTCTGAGAAGAAGGTGTTCAACTGGCTGAAGAAGCAGCTAGAGACACCAGACATTGAGAAGGTCATGCACAATGCAATGTATGATTTAGGATGGCTGCGCTGGGCAGGGATCGAGGTGCAAGGTCCGATCATCGACACCATGATAGCCGCGCCTCTGCTGAACGAGAACCGTATGTACTACAATCTCGACTCGCTGGCACGGGAATATCTGGGCGAACGCAAGGATGAGAAGGTTTTAAAAGCAGCAGCTAACGCATTCGGTGTAGATGCAAAGGGCGGTATGTGGCGACTGCCGTCTCACTATGTCGGTCCGTATGCGGAACAGGACGCCGCTGTTACCCTGCGCCTGTGGGACAGGCTACGCGCTGACTTGATTAAGGATGAATGTACGAGCATCTTCGACCTTGAGTCAAACCTTCTGCCGGTTCTGTTAGACATGAAGGCCCGTGGTGTGCGGGTTGACATAGACAAAGCAGAGCAGGTTCAGAAAGAACTGAAGAAGCGCGAGGATGTGCTACTCGCGGAAATAAAGGATCTTACCCAAGTCAACGTGGAACCGTGGGTCGCCACATCTATAGCAAAGGCGTTCGACGCCGTCGGACTGACTTACAATCGGACAGAAGGCACGAATGCGCCATCCTTTACAAAACAGTTTCTGTCCAATCATGAGCATCCACTGGCGAAAAAGATTGTACGCCTTCGTGAGTTTAACAAAGCCAATACGACTTTTATTGAGACAATACTTGAACATTCGCATAACGGTCGTATCCATTGTGACTTCAATCCCCTGCGTTCAGATGATGGCGGCACAGTAACGGGTCGCTTTTCCTCCAGCAACCCGAACCTTCAGCAGATTCCGGCGCGTGACCCAGAGATCAAGGCAATGATCCGGGGCCTGTTTATCCCTGAAGACGGGTGCAAGTGGGGGTCGTTTGACTATGCCTCACAGGAACCGCGCTGGCTTGCCCACTATTGTTCTACACTAAAAGGTCATCGGCGTCATCCGCAGATCGACGACGTGGTACAAATGTATCAAGAGGGCAACGCTGACTTTCACCAGATGGTGGCGGACATTGCCGGCATCAGCCGTAAGCAAGCCAAGACCGTTAACCTGGGTATCATGTACGGCATGGGGCGCGGCAAGCTGGCTGGTGTGATGGATATCACAGAAGATGAGGCCAAAGAACTGCTGGGCAAGTATCATGAGAGAGTGCCGTTCGTGAAGGGCATCGCTGACATGACAACTGAGAG